TCCCCTTGTCCACGCCAAGGAGATTTGACGGAGTTGCCTCGAAATAAACTTTGCCGAGTGAATTACTGGTTGTTGACCGGGCGCCCACGTCCCCCGACCCGGAGGCATAAGTTGAGATCAGATTACCGCCCGAAAGCGTCACGCCGGCGCTTTTGTCCGCGGGGTTCCAGGTCGCCGCCATCAGACGCGGGCCGTGAGGATCGTGATGCCGAGATCCGCAAGTGTCGCGTCCTGGGTCGGCGCCACGATCTGCAGCACATCACCGATCGCCAGGCTGCCACCCGCTCCCGCCAGCGTGCATGACGTGTTCGAGGTGCTGGTGATCGTCACCGTTCCGAGCGCCGTCGTGGTGCCGCTGCTGATGCGGTTGACGGTGAAGACCGCGCTCGATGTCGCCTTGGTCGTATCATAGACCACGGCCCCGGCGAGCGCCGCTGGAATGGTCAACGCCATGGGCATCGGCGCATTCACCAGCGCGCCCGAGGCGGGCTTGCCAGCGAAGGCGAACGTGATTGGCACGCTCTGCACCTCGGATGGTAGTTGCGCGTATGTCGCCTGCCCGGTCAGACCGGAAAACGTCGTCGTGCCGGCCGGTCCCGTGGCCCCCGTGGCGCCTGCGGGGCCTTGTGGTCCAGTTGCGCCCGTGGCTCCCGTTGATCCCTGAGCGCCGGTCGTGCCTTGTGGTCCGGTGGCTCCAGTCGGCCCTGTGGCGCCTGTAGGACCGGGCACGCCCTGTGGGCCTGGTGGACCCGGTGGCCCCACCCACTCAGCCGGATCAGGCGGCCCTTCAGTGGTGGTCGAGTAATCCGAATAATGGAGCTTGTATGCCATTACTAGCTCCCGCTCTTAGGTGGTGGTTGCCTGTAGCTCGGCGCCGGAGAGCGCGCGTGGCCAGTAGCGGAACCGGCGCAGATAGAACGAGCTGGTGGTCGCCGCGATCGACCTTCCAAGACGCAGGGTCGTTACGGATGGAGGATTGGCTACTGCGAATGTGGCCGTGGGCGGCAATCCGTTATAGGTGATTTGGTGCAACGCGGAGACCGTCGAAAAACCGGCTTTGAATGGCACGCCGAGCACAAACGGGTTGTTCGGCATACTACCGTTCATCGTCGTTGAAGCCGCGACAACCTCGAAATATTGCACGGTGTTGCCGCCCAATGGGGTTAAGAACTGCATCCGGTTGTTATTCGTCCCATCATCAATCTGGAACCAGTTGGCATTGACGCCAGCGGCGGGAAGCATCCCATCCACGACGGCACTGAGTGCCAACGGGTTGGTGAGCCATGGTGACGTGGGCATGGTGGCGCTATCGATCGCACGTGTGGCAGCAGCTGCTGTCGTTGGGATGTAGCTGGTAGGAAACACGCCGGCCTCAAGCTGTGCGCCCCAGACAAAGACGGTCTGAGCTGGCGTGCTGGCCTGCGCCCCATCACGCAGATCGGTACCGATAGCGAAGAACCATGTCGCAGCCGTTAGAGTATTCGTAACAAGGCTAAATCGCTGCCATTGCGTGGTCAGCGTCAGTCGTGGAGAGGTGCCAGACCCACCCAGCACGGAAAGATATAATTGCTCGCCACCAACATTGCCTTTCAGCCATACACTAAATGTGTAGGCCAGCGCTGCGACAGGTATCCCTTGATACAGCAAGCTGTATGAAGCAGCCACCGAAACAGCAGGGTAGACGACACGGGCCGCCGTCGTGGTTCCATCAGGTGCCGTGGTCTGATTGCCGTTGACTGTCGGCGCCACAGGACCGCCCGTGCTGCCGGTTGACCATGCCGCGTTCGATGCATCGCCGCTCTGTAGGAACAGATTGGTGCGTGCCTCCTCGACCAACAGACCCTTGAGAGTGCGAGTCGCCGGGTTGTAGTCCCACCTCGGTGAGTTCGCGGCGGCTGTCTGCAGCGTGCCGGTGGCATCGAAGTATGTCGCGGTGGATGCCCGTGTGAAGGTGATGCCTGGATCGAGCGTGCCGGGCGTCATGAACGAAAGATCGAACGAGGGTGGAGGCGCGGTAATCCGCACGCCGCCCCAGCACGCATCCACTGCGGCCCTGTCGGTGACGCACTGCGCACGCGCCGCCACAGGCAGGGCAACGCCGGCCAGCAACAATGAGCGGCGGCGGATCACCATTCACGCGCCGCGAACGCCTGCGCCGTCGTTGCGCCGATGATCGAATAAGCCTGGCCGGATGCTGGGTTCATGCAGAGGAATTGCTGACCGGCAGGGACCAGGATCGATGGCGGCCCGGCGATTGCCGTTGCTGTCTCCGACACCCATAGGCTGCCGGTCGACTGGTTCTGGATCACACAGCCATGCCGCCCGCCCCACGCCGGCAGAACCACCTGGGCCGTGCCCCCCGTGGTGATGGTGCCCGAGCGGTCAGCGTAGGTGAGAGCCTGCGGCAGCGCCACGGCTGGCCACAACAGCAGCAGGGATAGCAACGAGGTGCGGGCACGGATCATGAGGTGTCCCCTGGAGGTCAGAAATACGTCGCAGCCACGGTCTCGCCCGACGTGGGCAGCGCCACATAGCGGTAGATCGCCACCATGGCGTCACGGGTGTCGTTCGGATCGGTGTCGCCACCGAACAGCGGCGCCAGCGCATCGGCTGCGAGAGTGGCATACGGGTCACTGAGAGCGTTCGGGATGTCCAGCGACGTCCATCGAGCGATGCCGCGCATGACGAGGTCGTCGTGGACCGCCTGCACTGCCTCCTGGGCCTTGGTGTCGGACGACAGCACCATGACGCCCTTGCGCACGCGCGCCTCGAGCAGCGCCACCATCGCCGGGTCGATGGCCTTGCCGAAGGACGACCCAGCCATCGCCGCCGTCAGCTTGGTGTATTCCTCCACGAACGCCCGCGGCACGGCGTCAGCGGACCAATATACCAACCCCTGCGCATCGAGCGCGGCGTGCACCGAGGCCACCTTGTCCACCATCAACGCCTGGTCAGACGGGATCGGCGTTTCGTCCGAGGCGATGACACCGAGTTCCACGAGTGCCGCAGTGGCAATCGTCGCTACGGGCACCATCTCGGTGAGGACAGGCGAGTCGTTGAGCGGCACGATGCGCACGCCGAGACGCCGGAGCGCTATTTGTGCGATCGTGCCGATCGACGTGGTCATATCAAGCCACCACTACGCTGTTGCTGGGCGGTGCTGCGGTCGAACCGGCAGCGTTCGTCGCGGTGACGATGCAGTCGGCGCTTCGACCAACATCGGCCGCCTGTGGATCGTAGGTCGCGGCGTCAGAACCGACATGCACGCCGTCTATCCGCCACTGATAAGCGTAGCTGGTCGGCTCGCCGGTCCAGTTGCCCATGGTGCAGGCTAGCTGGCTGCCGGACTGGCTGAGAAAGGGACGTCGACGTTCGCCGGCGCGCCTCCTTCCGCCGGGGGCACGTCGCCGGCGCTGATGCCCGCAGCGAGGCTTGAGACGCGCGTCGCCTTGCCGGACGGCGGTGGCATGAACTGCGGTTCGGATGCCGCCTTCGCTTCTGCTTCGCGCCGCGCCCTCAGTGCTTCCGGCGTCGGCGGTGGCCCGCTGGGACTGACCGGATCGAGGCCCATGGCCGCCAGGTGCGTATCCCTGGCCATCTGGTTCTCGACGATGTCCGCACCAGCCCCGCCGCGTGCGCCAAGGCTGGCGTCCTCGTTGAAGTCGAGGATGACCTGCGCGCCGATGCTGGAGGCGGCCTGCGCCTCCCTGCGCTCGGCCTCAAGCTGCGGGTCGGGCGCCACCGCTGCACGCGGCTCCGATGGCGGGCGATAGCCAGCCTGGCCGGGCTGTGGCGGTCCAGCCGGATAGCCGGACTGTTGCTGGCCAGGCTGTGGCGGTGGGAGCTGCGACTGCTGGCTGGGCTGCTGGTACTGGTCACTTGGCATGAGAGGTCTCCTAGAAGTAAAGCCTAGGTAGTAACTGATGATCACCAGTCATGGATTGGTTACGCGTCAGGCTCGGCAGCGCTCCACACGGTCATAATGCCGTTGTCGACTGGTTTTGTCGTATCGACCGTTGGATCAGTGCCAAAGCGCAGCTTCTGCACGCCGCGGATTTCCTCAACGCCAACACCGTTGAAGAAGCCGTAGTCGCGGGTGTTGGTGATCACCTTGGTCCGCTGTGCCCAGGCGATGCCGATGGCCTGTGCGCCGCACATATAGGACGCGCCGGCATCGACCGTGCCGCCCGCCCCAACATCGGCGAGCACGGGCAGTTCCGGTATCTCGCGGATGATGACGCCGTCGTAAATGAGATCACCAGCCGTGAACAGCGGGTTATCGGACCCCCGGTTCCACGCGTACTGCAAGGCATTGATGATCACCGGATCAAGCATGAGATCGCGGAAGACCATCGACGGGCAGAACATCACAAACCACTCTTCGTCATTGTTGATCCGAATGGGCCGGATTTTCGGCGTGGCGGTGCGCGCGATGCGCTTGGCCAAGGTGATCTGTGCCGCGGTGAGTTTGTCGGCGGTGTTGTCGATGTTGGTCAGTGACGTGGCATAGACGCCGGTATTGTTCGACTTGGAGGCCCCGAACAGCACCCGGTCGCTGTTGTTGACCAGCCAAGTGTTGCGCTGGGCCGCCGAAGCTGCCGCGTAGGTGAGCTGCACGTTGCCGTCCGCCGTGATGGCACCAAGGCTGGTGATGATGTCGGCGCGCAGCTTGTTGGCCGCCCAGTTCTTCAGCACCTGTCGGCCGGCCTGCAGCAGATCGATGACCGACTTCTGTTCGTCCCATTCAGACACCGCGACGGCGTGACGGAGTACGCCAACGGTGACGTTCAGCGAGCGAGCGTTGAGGATCTCCTCATTGCCCTCTAGGACCGTATTCCCAGTAACTCCAGCTCCGACCAGATTTCTGACTGTTGGGAAGACCACGGTGTCACCTGGCTTCCTAGTCAAATCCGTTTGGAGCTGAATCATAGCGTCCATTGTAGTGCCGAAGTAGGGCGTAAACTGATTTTCTCTCAAGTACTCGCCATTTCTTCATTGATGCGCGCTAAGCATCAACCGTCCCTATACTATAGGACAGCTTCATGTCGCCATGAAGAGGAGACCATATCATTACCCACTAGGGGCACCGGGCGCTTCGAGCCGCTTGGCTCTACTCCGATCTCTCGGATGGTCGTTGCACCGTGGCCAGGACAGCGGTCCTATGCCTTTGGCTCAGGATTGGCTGCTGGAGCTGTCCCCTGAGTTCACCCGGTTATCGACGCCCATTGCTGGGCGAAGGGGCCAAGTCAGTTAACCCAGAAGTCGCTCTGCCATTGGATCGGAGTTAAGCCCGGTCTGGCCGGGGTGACGTTCATGTCGGCGATGACAC